GGTGGCGAGGCGAGGTACAGCCTAAGACCAACGGCGCGATCCTAATGGACCGCGCCCCGTATCGTCAACCCTTGTCTTTGGCGCCCTTCTTGCCGGGGTTTTCCTTGGCGTCCAGTGCTTGGTCCATGGCCGCCAGCGCACCCCTCAGATCGCCCTCTTTGACCGGCTCTTTGGCAGCCCGGTCTGTGGCCGCAATCGCCATCTTGCGCAGCTCGATGCTCATGCTGCGATTCTTCTTGCCGCCATCCCTGTGGCTTTCCTCCACGGACTTGACGTGCCCCTCGGCGCGAATATGCAGCTTGTCGCCTGCCTTCGGAAGCGTCTTGACCCCCAGTTTTTCCAGCGTCTCGTGGTCAAGGTGCACCCGCAGTCCATACGGGTAGTCATCCACTTCCATTTTGGCCGGGGTGTTCTCTTTGGCACGTTCGGTCTTGGACCGCTTTAGGTCCACCATCTGCGTTTTCATGATCTATGTCACCCCTTCATGGAACTCAGCGCTTCGTTCATGGCATCGAGCGCGGACGCCGGCGCCGGGCGTCCGCCGCCGGCCGGTTGCTTGGCGCGCAAAGGTTGCTGCGCGGGGACGCCTACCGGGCCGCTGCGCGCGGGCAGCTTCAGCGCATTGTAGGCATTGCGGAACGTCGGTGCCCACTGCGCCGGCGGCATGCTCTTGAACGCCTCGCGCAGCGCCGGGATCAGCAGTGCTTTCTTCTCCGCGTAGCGCGGATCACGCTGCTGCAGCTCATTCCCGAGCGCAGTGAGCTCAGTGCGTGCCTGTGTGAGTGCCTGCTCCTGCTGCTGCTGAGTCTGCGCTGTCTGCGAAGCCTGCGTCTGCACTGTCGTGCGGAACTTCTGGCTGTTGCGCTGGATGGCGAGCTGCACCGCGATTTCACGCGTAGTCTTCTGCTGCTGCACCAGTTGCTGAAGGTCGGGATGCGCGCTCAACGGGTCGGGGACCTTGCGCTCGCGCCCCAACAGCGTAGCCAGCTGGTCCATGAGCTGTTCACCCAGCTCCAGCGCTTTTTCCTGCTGCGCTACATCGCCGCTGTTGAACAGCGCGAACCAGCTGACAATTTCACCGTACTGCGCCGGTGAAATGTTGGCCGCGCGCAAGCCGCCTACAATTTCATTGAGGTTTCCCTGAATAGTATCGCGTTCAGCCGTCACCTCCTTGGCCGTCTTGATCAGCGAGCGGATGCGCTGCTGCGTGGGCTGCGCCAGGTCCTTCGGGATGGGGTCATTGAGTGGGTCAGGGGGCCTGGCCGGCTCGGCTTCGGGCTTCTTGGCTTCGATGGGCTTCCCATCGGGGCCAATCTCAATTTCCTCGTCGCCTTTCCCCTCCGCGTCTTCGCCGGTTTGCTCGCCTTCCTGCGTACCCGCGTCCGTTCCCTCGGTCTGACTTTCCTCGCCGCTGCCTTCGGTGGCCTCGGCAGGGACTTCAGTTTCAACAGGCTCAGCGCCACTCTCACCGAGGGCATCGTTGATCGCATCGAGAACGCTTTCGCTGGTTTCCGTGGGCATATTTTACCTATTGTGAAGGCGGCAGTGGGGGAGGACCCGCAGGTCCCGGCGGCATCGGCCCACCCGGCGCTGGCGCGTTCGGGGGGATTACTCCATTGCCCGGTGCGGTCGGTGGACCGCCGGGACCTGCAGGATTCGGTGGAGGCGGCGCGTCGCGCGCGACGACGGGTTGTACCAACGCCTCGGCAGCTTGCGGGGACACCATCCCTTTGAGCGCCACCGTGACCTTCGGAACGATAGGTGGCGGCTGACCGCCGGCGCCGGGACTGCCCGGGGGCGGATTCTTCGGGATGAACCGGCTCACGTCCGTATCGTCGCCCATCCGGCGCATGGTTTCCTGCACCAGCTCGATGAGCGCGTTCGCCACGGGCTGATTGCCGCTGCCGCTCGCCTGTTGGATTTCCATGATCGTCTTGCCCACCAGCGGCATGACCTGCGCCCACACGGCTTGGTCGCCCTTGGCCAGCGGCTTGCCCGTGGTGCCGGCCATGATATCAATGTCCACCATGGTGAACAGATCCTGCACGTCCATCCCCTGCGAGGGCTCTGCGGCCTGCAGGATGTTGTCAGGATCGGGACCGAGCCAGAATGCCCCGGGTCCCGCGTAGCGCATGGCGTCCTTGACGGTGAGTGCTTGGAGGGCCTGCTCGGCGGTCGCCACGGCCAGCTCTGTGAGCATCCATTCCAGCGCATCGCGCGCTGAAGTCGTGCGCGCGTTCGTGCCCTGTTGCTGAATGGACGCCTCGGTGGCCGTCACCGGATTGCCGGGACCGGCCTGCACCGCAGACAGTGCCTCCTGAACCCCGCTCACCCGCTCCATGTCGTTCATGATCAGCGTGGGGTCGAACAGCCGCATGTCCACCTGCGCGGTGGGCTTCGGCGCAAAGATATCGGCCATGGGCGTCTCAGGATTGACCGGCTTGAGCGCGGTGAACTCCTGAATTTTGCTGCTCTGCAGCTTCTCGGCTTCCTGATCCGACAGCATCGTGGCGTTGAACAGCACGCCGGGGATCGAACGCTCCCGCGTGAGGCGGAAGTTAGAACGCGACGTGCTGTATTCGTCCTGCAGCTTGTACAAGCGCCAGGACAGCGATTGCGGATGGCGCTCGCCATCCACTTCAAAGAACGCGGTGCAGAAATACGGGTAGAAACGGCTCGTGGGGTACGGCGGTGTGTACGGCTCGCGCGCCCATTTCTCTACGCCTTCGACAATGGTGTAAATGTGCTTGTCGCGCCGGTCCCAAATCTCCACCACATGCAAAAACGGTTTGCTTTCCGCTGTGTTTTGCGAGGATGAAAAAGCCAACGCGCTTTCCGCCGTCAATTCCCCTTGCGGAAGTACGTTGTCCACGTCATGCGTGGTGAGCTTGCGCGGGGGATGCTGGAAAAACTCTTTGGCCGACTTCAGATCCTTTTCAGTGAGGCGCGGGAACATCGCCATCGCGTCCTTCCGCGTCACGAAAATCTCATTGCCGATCCAATTCGCGTCGAGGTAGTCCTCAACGCACTCCACGTCCTGTGAAACTTGGATGTTCTCGGCGCGCACGAAGTCGATCACCATGCGCTTATCAACTGCCAGCTCGATTTTTTGCTGCAGCGTCTCGATGAGGGCTTCTTTCTCGGCAATCGCCGCTTCAATTTCCCCAGGGCTCATCCCGTCCGGGGACTCTATCAGCTGCTCCTGGGCCCGCAGGCGCTCCAGCGTGGCCGTCGCATCGTTGAGCTGTGCGGCAAATACCGGCGTAGGCCGCTTTTCCGCTACCATGTTGGCCTTCAGCCATCCTTCGGCTACCGACAGCGTAGAGCGCACCGCCTTCTTGCAGCCGTGGCGCAGCTTGCCCACTTTCCACAGCTTGGAAATGACAATCTGGAGGGTCCGCGCAAACATATCCATGCTTTGCGTGCCCGTATCGTGCACCTGCGCGGACTTCTTGACACTCACGTCCGGGTCGCGGGCATACAGCAGCGACGTTAGGATATCAATGAACGCGCCAATGACATTCGTGGAGACGGCCCACGTCAGATCCATGGTGCCGGCGGCATACTTGCGGTCTATGGCGACCTGCTGCCGGAAGTTCTTGTCGAACTCCCGCGCATCGTGCCATTCCTCCCAACGCGCAGCGACAAGCGGGCGTTCGTCCGTCGTCGTTGCATCGCCGTTGGGGTCCTCAACCGGGGCGACGTACCCGGTCGGCTGAGGACCCTGATTGGACTGCGTGGGATCGGTGTTGACCCCTGCAAACCCTTGCGACCCCAGCAGCGCGTCGTCTGCCATACGTCAGCCGAAGTAGACGAGCAACGCGCCGACCACGGCGCCCGCCACGAAGAATGCCCCGAGCCGCACGAGCCGCTGCGTGCGTGTCTCCGTAGCGCCGATCACGCGAGCCACTTCGCTGTGAGCGCGCGCAATCAAACGATCTGCGTCGGCCTGCGCTTCCGCGATGATCTTGACGGCATCCGCACGCGCCAGGGTGAGACGACTTTGCGCCGCCTTGTGAATCGCCTCTGCCTCGTTGCGCACGGCCGTCTGCACCGCACTGACCGTTGCATCCACCGGCGGCACGCCGGTGAGCTGACTATCGGAAGGAGGGACGCTCATGTGGGCGCAACCGG